TATGTTCCTCTACAAATGTACAGAGCGATTGGTCAGGATACATTCCAACCACGTATCGGGTTTAAGACTCGTTATGGAATGGTTCTTAACCCATTTGCTAAGGGACTTGCTGCTTTATCTGATTCAGATCCACAAGCTGCTGGTAACTTAAATGCTAACGCTTACTACAGAAGAGTTAAGGTTGCTAACCTAATGTAATTCGGATATTACATACTCCTCAAAGAGACCCTAAGGGGTCTCTTTTTTTGTCTAGGTATAAACTCGTAGGCATTTCTTTTTATTACAATGTAGCGGTAAATACGGTCCTTATTTGCATACATAATAGTAGGATTGGAGGAAACAAGATGTTCCCAAAACTCTTTATAATGAGGTAAATAACAGGAGACACAATGCACAATAGAGTTTCGTACAACCAACTGGCAGGTTGGAATATGACCGATAGTAATTCAACCAATACAGCTTCAAGCGACATAAATCAGATCGACGATTATTTTGACTGCCTAATAGAATGTGCCGACCTACCTGCAGCGTGCAAGTCAATGTGTAAAAACGTATTCGATTAGAACTATGCACTGAAAACTTATCTTAAGTGGAGGTCTAAATAATTAGACCTCTTTTTTTATGCATGGATGCCATCACAGGTTTTGTTGATGAGTATTTGAGTACGTTCGATCCTCGCGAAATAATAAAACCACAAGGTTGGAATAGAAATTTCTTTGGTGTACCTAACTTCAATAGGAAGGTTATGTACAGTGAAGGGCAGTATCAAGTTGAGTGTTTGGACTGGCCACCACATGCTATCATCCCAGAGCATCGACATCCAGACATCGACAGTTATGAAGTATACATACGTGGCAAGATAAGTTTTAGTCATGGTGGTTATTGGATAGACAATCACCCAGAGCAAGAGAAGATATGCAAAATGCGACACGATTTTTTTACCCTTCGTGTTTACCATGATGATATACATGGTGCGTTCATGGGTGATGGTAGATCCATATTCATGTCAGTACAGCATTGGCAGAACGGTGTCAAACCTAGTACAGTAGGTGAGAACTATGTTGGTGAATACAACATTGATGATGTGGAAGGACAGAGTACCAGAGGTAAGAATGCTGAGTTGACATGGATAGATGCTGCACATAACGAAACAAATAAACCAGATTTTAGAAACTTCAGATTTAATATCCACGACAAGATAAGAGATCCGAACGTTTTCTGGCTTGGATAAATACTACGGAGACCTGCGTGAACTAATGGAACCAAATCTTTTTTCTCCTAATAATCAAAACTTTCTATCACCAATAGGTTTTAAATTTATTCTTGGTAGGACACCTAACGTGGACTATTTTTGTCAGTCTGCATCCATACCTCAAGTGGAGATAGGCGTAAGGGAGATAACCACACCAGTCAAAGAGTACTCTTTACCTGGCGACAAGATGACCTTTGGTGATCTTAACCTAAGGTTCTTAGTCAATGAAGACTTGGATAATTATTATGAGATTTACAAATGGTTAAAGGGTCTTACTAACCCTAAGCACCAAAAGAATTTTCAAACGTATCTTGCCAGTGTGGATGAGAAGGGTAGACCAGAAGAGTTTGATAGGATGATGAGTGATGCTCGTTTGCTTATACTCAATAGCAATTACAGAACGATATCTACTATCAATTTCTTTAACATCTTCCCAACCAGTCTTACCACACTAGAGTTTGACGCATCGGCAACTGACGTTAACTACCTCACAGCCGAGGTCAATTTCAAGTATACTTTGTATGAGATAACGGATAAGAATAACGATAAAATATGAACCTAGAAACTTTGAATGACATGTGGGAAAAGGACTCACAACTAAACGATGAAAAATTAGATCATGACTCATTAGCAATCCCCAAGTTACACGCTAAATACCTACGACTTTACAACACCTTTAATACCTTAAAGGATCAACAGGAGTTTGAAGTCAAACGCACCTATAAAGATAGGTGGGAGTACTATACTGGTAAAGCGGAGAAACCATTCCCAATCAAACTCATCAAGACAGATGTACCTGTATATCTGGAAGCTGATGAAGTATACAATAAGTCCGTTCTTAAGCTGAAGTACTATAACCAAATGGTTGAGGCATTGAAAGCCATTATGCAGGCGATCAATAACCGATCCTTCTATATCAAGAATGCGATAGAGTTCGCAAAATTTTTGAAAGGTTATGAAATCTAATGTATTCATTCAGAAGAAGAACGAAGTATATCTGACTGTACAATGTGAACCTCATGTAGGTCACGAGTTAGCAGACCAGTTTACTTTTGAAGTGCCTCAAGCCAAGTTCATGTCAGCGTACAAGAAGAGGTATTGGGATGGAAAAATCAAGCTATTCTCCCCAGGTACAGGCGAAATTTATGTTGGTCTTCTCCCTTATATTACTGCGTTTTGCGAAGAGAAGGGGTACGAAGTTATCCATAGGGACAACGAATTTTATGGACTTCCACAGGAAGTGGATGGATTCATTACTCCCCAAGGACTAGGTGATTGGGTTAAGACACTTAACTTACCGTTCAAGGTTAGAGACTATCAGTACAAGGGTATCTACGAAGCCCTACGCAACAAGCGTAAACTATTACTGTCACCCACAGGGTCTGGTAAGTCTCTAATGATATATGCACTGTCTAGGTTCTGGGCAGCAAAGAAATTACAAACACTCATAGTAGTTCCTACGACATCACTCGTCGAACAGATGTACAAGGACTTTGAGAAGTATGGATGGAATGCCAAACAGCATTGCCACAAAGTATATGCAGGCACTGATCCTAGGTCTGACAAGGATGTGATCATTACCACATGGCAGTCAGTATATAAGTTACCTAAGACATACTTTAAGAATTTTGGTGCTATAATAGGAGATGAAGCACACCTATTCAAGGCAAAGTCCTTGACTAGTATCATGAATAAACTCTATGACTGCAAGTATCGCATAGGGTTTACTGGTACTTTAGATGGTACAGAAACAAACCGCCTTGTTCTCGAAGGTGTATTTGGGACTGTTGATAAGATAACTCGTACTGAGACACTCATAGAACAAGGACACCTTTCCGAGTTTGAGATCAAAGTACTCATACTTAAACATGACAAGAGAACCTTTGACACCTATCAGGAGGAGATGGACTATCTTGTTGACCATCAAGGACGTAGTAAGTTCATTCGCAACCTAGTTTGTGACCTGTCTGGTAACACTCTCGTCCTGTTCAACTACGTTGAACGGCATGGTATGCCCCTTTTTGATATGATAAATACTAAGGTAGGAGAAGACAGACAGGTCTTCTTAGTCCACGGTGGGGTCGATACTGAGGACAGAGAAAGGGCAAGAGAGATTGCCGAGACGACAGATAATTCAATTATAGTGGCATCCTATGGGACTTTTAGCACTGGTATTAATATTCGGAACTTACATAACGTTGTCTTTGCTTCGCCATCGAAGTCGAAAATCCGAAACCTCCAGTCGATCGGTAGGGTCTTAAGGAAAGGAGACCACAAAACAAAGGCAGTGCTATATGATATAGCAGATGATATATCCACTGCTACCAAGAGAAATTATACACTAAACCATTTGACAGAACGTGTTAAAATATATAATGAAGAAAATTTCGACTATGAGTTCATTGATGTCCGAATCAGAGACTAACATGGAAGAGCAAAAGAAAATCGAATTCCTTGCAGCAATCAAATTAGTATCGGGAGAAGAAATTCTCGCGGTGACTGAGCATGTTAATGATGAGAACGGTGACTATATGATAGTACAAAACCCTATCGAGATCGAGGAAGTCGTCTTGACAGGGAATAAAGCAGGTGCAAAGGTGTCACCTTGGATGAAATTTTCACGCGAGGAGGAATTTCTTATCCCGAAGGACAAGGTTATAACCGTAGTAGAAGTTGATACAGAGGTACAGATATTCTATGCTATGTCTCTAAGGAGACTTAATGGAGATACTATTACAGATAGTACTGGAAGAATATCTACCGTAGAGGAAGCTCGTATTAAATTAAATAAAATATTTAATAGCTAAGTCATCCCTTGAACTCGCACACTCGTATTGTACCAAGAATTACAACAGTTGTCAAGCCCCCCTTGCGTTTTGAAACAAAATGGTGTATACTGTATACATAAGGAGATAATATATGGCCGTTAGAAGGAAGGTACAGAGTGAGCATTATGTAAACAATAAAGAGTTCTTGGAAGCACTTATCGTCTTCAAGGCGAAGTGTGCTGCTGCAAAGGAAGCGGGTGAAAAGCGTCCTCAGATCAGCAACTACATCGGAGAATGCTTTTTGAAGATTGCTACACACTTATCATACAAACCAAATTTTGTCAACTACATGTTCCGTGAGGACATGATATGTGATGGCATCGAGAACTGTGTACAATACATAGAGAACTTTAATCCAGAAAAATCTAAGAACCCTTTTGCATACTTCACTCAGATTATATACTATGCCTTTCTGAGACGTATACAAAAAGAGAAGAGACAGTTAGAGATAAAGAATAAGATACTAACCAAGTCAGGATACGATCAAGTCTTCCACACAGATGACAAGACTAATTCCTCTGACTATAATACAATTAAGGAGAACGTAGAAATAAGGATCAAGTGACATATCCCATTACAATCATTGATGATTTTTTTGAGGATCCTGATGCCATTGTAAAGATGGCAAACAGTTTTAAGTATTATCCTCCCGATACTGGCAACTGGCCAGGCATGAGAACCAAGCAACTTCATGTGGTTGCTGATAGGTTCTTTCATTATTTTGGTGAGAAGGTGCATTTGCTATTCCATGACAAGTCACCTAACTATTGGAATATGCAGACCCACTTCCAGAAGATCAAACCTTTTTCTAAGGATCAATACGATCCACTGAATCGAGGGTGGGTACACCAAGACATTGACACATACTTTGGTGGTATAGTATATCTGACAAAGGATCCAGAACCAGATACAGGTACGTCTATCTACAAAACGAACACTGGATTTGCTATGCAGTGGGAGAAAGAGATTAAGATGAAAGAAGCACACTATAGAGGTGAGGATATAGATCTTGACGAATACAATGCAGCATGGCATAATGCACATGAACAGTATGAGGAGACAGTAAAAGTTAGTAACGTCTATAATAGATTCGTCATGTTTAACAACAAGACACACCATGGTGTTCAGACTTTTGGCACTAAGGAACGTCTAACTTTGAACTTCTTTGGTATGGAGATGACAGGTAAGATACCACCTTTGTTGAGGTCTAGATGAGATATCCAGGATTAATACCAGGCAAACAAAAAAACGTGGGCGAGCAAGAGTACGGTTGGTGCTATGGTAGGATGACCCTAGATGGTAAGAAGTACATAGACCCTATGTTAAACTTCGGTTGCTATACATTAGGATATGGTCGTATGCAGATCATGAACTATGTACGTGATAATATGTGTATCAAACCTGAGGTAGCAGAGAATTTTTTTGATGCTCAACCTCTTAAGTTAAACAATGCTGCATGGAAATTAGCAAAGACACTCAAGGGTGTCACAGGATATCGAAGTATCTTTGCACTGAGTGGTAGTGATGCTGTAGAAGGAGCAGTTAAACTTGCTAGTGCATATCAAGCACTTACTAATAAGAGAAAGAAGATAGTTACCTTTGAGGGTAGTTACCATGGATCTACCATGCTAACTCAGAGTATGGGTGGTGGTTTATTCAATGACCCATTCTATACAATGGATCCGTATCACAATATACTAAAATTACCAGTAGACTTTGATTTGAATCAATATGATTGGAGTGAGGTAATGTGTCTCGTAGTAGAGAGTTGCCCCTATGTAGACGCTCTCAGACCCCATACAGAGGAGTTCTGGAAGAAAGTGTCACAGATACAAGAGCAAGGTGTTATTATAATAATA